CACCCACACCTGCCCGCGCACGACTGCGGTCATGCCGTCGAGCGGGTCAGCGCCCGGCGGCAGGAACAGGTTTCCGGCGGCGACCCGGTTCGGGTCGTGCGGTCCGCGGCCGCCGCCGCTCTCGGCTCGCGGATCGCTCGTGCCCTGGTAGAGCTGGAGATTCCCGACGCCCGACCACACGGGGCGGCTGCTCGTCGCGTCGTCGGGGGGCACGCGCCAGCCGTGCGCGTCCAGCTCGCCCGGCAGGTAGAGCGCTACCGCGTCGCTGGCCAGCAGCACCGTCACGACTCGCCGCCGATCTCGGCTGGCCACCAGTCGGCGTCGATCGGCAGCTCGGGCAGCTCGACGGGCGCGACGCGCAGCGGGACCGACACGAGCTGGTCGAGGAACGAGCGGTGCCAGTTGGCGCGGCTGATCGCGAGGCCGTATTCGCCGACCGGCCCCGATGGGCTGTAGCTCACCGACTGCGCGCCGGTCTGCACGAGCGACACGGCGGGCGTCGGCGGCAGCGTCGCCGCGTAGTGCTCCCACTGGAGCGCGGCGCACAGGTGCGGCTCGTCGTCCCAGCAGGCGTCGGCGATCGCTTGGGCCTCGTCTCGGGGCAGCCCGCCAGTCGTGGGCGGCGCTAGGGGCGGTGCCCACGCTTCCCACGACGGCGGGCTGATCGACGTCATGCGGCTACTTCGCCGGGGCCTTGGCGCGAGAGCTGCCGCTGTCCTCAAGCGGCGCGGCGGGCGGCCGGACCATCTGCGAGAGCCGGGCCTTGGCGAACGGGGTCGCGCCGCCGGGCACGCGCGGGGTCACGGGCTTGATGATCGTGCACCCGAAGCGAGCCCAAATCTTGCACGGCGTCACGTTGTCTTGGAAGCCCGAGACCTCGACCTGGCCGTTGGCCGGGTTCACGATCACGCCCGAGGGGTCGAACCGGAACCGGATGTCCTGGCGAACGCCGATCACGAGATACTGCCACGCGCCGGTAATGAACTCGGCGACGGCGAGCGACGCGAGGGGATAGCCGCTGTAGGCCACCGGCACCCCGTAGATGGTGGGCCGCTGGACCTGGCCGACCTGCTCAGTGCCGAGCAAGAGCGAGCCGTTAGCGTCGCGCACGCCCCGGAACTGGCCCTTGGTGCCGATGTCGGCCGAGTGGCCGGTGACCGCGAGCCCTTGCGTCTCGACCATGCTCATTGCCTGGTTAACGCCGTCTACCGCGTCGACGGCCCCGGCCGGATCGACCGTGCCCGAAAAGGCGGCGGCGGTGACCCCGCCGACCGGGAATGTGAGCGGGATTCCCGGCCCGCCGAATAGCACCGTCTGGTCGAGCCGGACCGCGATCGCTTCGGCCATCCTGGGCCTGCACCAGTTCCACAGGTTGATCGTGTTGTCCTCGAGGTACTGATCGGGGATGGCCACGACGGCGGCGATCTCCTCGGCCGTGACGACCTGCGGGGCGAGCCGCATCGACGTGTATTGCTTGCGGCCCGCGCCGCCCGGCGGCAGGTTCGCGCCCGTGATCCATTCGGCGGTGGGCAGCGTCGCGGGCACGGGCAGCTCGCTAATCCGGGTGCCCATGGGCAAGAGCTGCGCGAGCTGGAGCACCGCAGACTGCGCGGTGGCCTCCTCGATGATCTGCTGGCTGTACTCGTGGGGGATGATGCCGGAAAAATCGGACAGGGGCATGGCGCGGCCTTTCGTGGCAGGAAGGGATCGCGCCGCTTTGTGCGCCACCTGGCCGCGCTGCATCACGCTCGCGCGGGGGCCTCGATCACGTCGAGTAAAGCGCCCCGGATTCGGCTACCGGCTGCCGTCGCATCACGCCCACGGCAACGGGGCCAGCATAACCGCACGATGCGCAGCGCGTGAAGCGCCCGGCACAGCCGCGAGCAGTAGACCGAGCCGGGCCGGGGCGGGCGCACGAGACAGGTCAGGCACACGATGTCGGGCTCGTCGTCGTCGTCGCCTTCGCGCCAGAGGGTCACGCTACAGGCTACGGTCTAGCCCCGATTGTGGATGCTGCGGAGCTGATCGCCCATCCAGTCGCCGCCGTTCGGGCTCGGCTGGCGGGGGCCTGCCGGGATGTGGCCGGGCGGCGGGGGCACGACGGCGAGCTGCGCGACGACGGCGGCGATCGCGGCCTTATCGGGCGCGCCGTCCTTGACGAGCTTGCCGAGGTCGAGCACGGCCAGCGCGGCGTCGGGGTTCGTGATCTTCCCGGCGGCCTGGGCGCGGAACTCGGCGGCGGCCAGGGCGCGGGCGTGCTCGGCGGCGGCTTCGGCTTTGCCCTCGGCCTTGGCGGTGGCGATCGCCTGCTCTTGCTCGGTCATGCCCTCGCGGGTCAGCTTGTCGAGCTTGGCTTCGGCTGCCTTGCGTTGCTTGCGCTCGTCGTCCAGCACGGCGCGCAGCTTGGTCAGCTCGTCGTCGGCGGGCGGGGCCGGGGGCGTCGGCGGGGTCGGCGGCGCGGGGGGCTGGCCAGTCGGCGGCGCGGGCGGGGTCGGGGCGGGCGGTGCGGGGGGCGCCGGTGGGCTCGGGGGTGTCGTCATCGCGTCGATCCAATCTCGGGCTGCGCCGTGCATTGGCAATGCCCGTGGGCGGGGAATCCGGCGCGGGCGCTGGTGAAGCCCCGCGCGGCCAGCTCGGCGCAGAATGAGCACGCGCCGGGGCGGGTGCTGCGCCGTACCCGGCCGGTCAGCCTGCGATCGTGCCGGGCGTTAAACGTCGTCGTCGCGTTCGCTGCGCGGTAGGGCTCGGACGCGGCGAGACGTCCCAGCCATCCGGCGGTGGCTGCCGCGGCCTCCTCGCGGCTCGCCCCGGCGGTGAATCTCGCCCACCAGACGCGCGGCGCGAGGCCGGTCAGCTCGGCGAGGGGACCGCCCGCCGCAGAGCTGCCGATCAGGCCGGCGGGGATCACGAACGGCGCGACACGAGCGAGCGGCGAGCGGGTCGACTGCGCGGTGAGCGCGGCGAGCCATCGCGTCGTCTCCTCGGCGGCGAACGCCTGCGCGCCGCCGATCCACGGCGCGGCCATCTCGCCGACACGCGCGGCCGACCACAGCGGGCGCGTCGGGTCGTAGAGCACGAGCCACGCGACGAGCAGCCGAGCGAGCAGCCCGCTAGTCGACCCGGCGAGCCGGGCGCGGTAGTGCTCGGTCAGCGTCACGTGCCCGCGCCCTGGCCCCCGGCCGCGCCGAGCAGCCGCGCATAGGCGGCGTCTGGAGCTCCAAACGCGGCGGCGGCGCTCGCGGCGGTCGCGGCCTGCTCGGCGGCGGCGAGCTGCTCCCAGCGCTCGACCTCTTGCGGGCTCGCGCCGTAGCGCTCCCAGAGCACGCGGCGCGGCACGCCGAGCGTGGCCATCTTGACAAGCGAGTCGGTGAGCTGGCCGATAGAGCGGGTCTCGAAGTCGCGCCAGAGCACCTCTGCGGCGGTGTCCTCGGCGGCGGGGTTCCCGGTGATCCGCAGCGCGACCCTGATCGTGTCCTCCCACGCCTCGCCGATGAACAGCGCCCGGTCTGAGACCTTCGCGACGAGCCCCGCCTCAGCGGCCTTGATCGCGTCGGCGCTCAGGTTGACCAGCGCGCCCGTGAGGTAGTGCGCCGGGGTCTGAGTGATCGCGGCCATCTGCCCGACGTCCTGCTCGACGGCTGACAGGTAGCCGCCTAGCGTGCTCTCGGGGATCGCGCCGAACCGGCCGGCCGGGTTCTCGTTCGTCAGCAGCCGATTGACCCCGATGTCATAGGGGCGAACGGCTTTGGTGGTCTGCTGGCCGTCCTCGGTGGTCATGATCTCGCGGGCCATCTTCACGCCCGACGCCCACACTTGCCGAAACGCGCCGTAGTCGGTCGCGACGAGCCGGGCGAAGATCGTCGTATTGATCCGGTCCTGAATCGGCAGGCACGGGGTCAGCTCCGAGCGCGGCCATCCGAACGTGCGCGGCTGCGGCACGACCTCGATCAGCCCGACCTCGCCCGCCGGGTTCGGGTCGACGTCGATCGCGCCGCCGGGGTGCCATGTCACGATCTCGTCGGGCAGGATCAGCACCTCGGTATGGGTCACGCCGTGATCTTCGCTGAACCGCTTGTATCCGGCCTGGCGGCGTCGCCGGTTGCCGGGCTCGTAGAGCACGGTCGCCTCAAGCGGGCTCTCGGCGGTGATCGACACGCCGGTCGGGTTGTCGTCGTCGGGCTGCACGAGCACGAGCCCGGAGGAGGTCACGAGGGCGTCTTTTTGCACGAGCTTGGAATCGGCGTCCATCGCGCTCGCCTGCCAGATCGCCCAGGCGTCGAGACTGCCCGAGCCCGCGAACCGGAACCCCGTCACGGCGAGCCGGTCGGCTACGGCGTTCACGATCAGCTCGCACCAGTTCGCCCCGGCCTCGGCCAAGAACTTGCGGAAGGTGCGCCGCTCGTCGGTGTCGATCAGCGCGGGGATGTCCTCTTCGCCGTCGTAGTACATCTGAAACCGCATCGCGCGGGCGGCCTGCTGGTCGAGTCGCACGCTGGCGGCTTGCCGCATCGCGGTCAGCTCGCGCAGCTCGTCGTCAAGGATGGTCACGGTCACTCCTCAGAACCCGGCGGCTAGATAGTCGTCGTCCTCGGCGGGGGCGGTGTGCAAGATGGCGCGCTCCAGCGCCATGACCCCGGCGACGATTGAGTCGATCTTGTCGGCTGACCTGGCCTTGTCGGGCTTGAGGTTCCCGGCGGGGTCGGTGCGGACGATCAGGTTCCCGGCCTGCCAGCGGATCAGCGGGTTACCGTCGTGCCGATAGCGCCCGGAGGCGACGAGCCGCAAGAACTCCTTGGTCGGCCCGGACATCGACGCGAACCCCTGGCCCATCTGGATCAGCGGGAACCCCTCCTCGATCAGCTCGCTAGACATCTGGGTCGCGCCCCAGCGGTCGAACGCGATCTCGCGTAGGTCGTACGTCTCGGCGTCGGCGCGCAGCGCGACCTTGATCGCCTCATAGTCGATCACATTTCCGCTGGTGACAATCAGCACCGACACGGGCGGCAGCTCGGCGAGCAGCTCGTCCACGTCGGCATGATCCCCGAGGCTCTGCGCCGCCCAGACCGACATCTTGCCCCCGGTGCGGCGGTCGAGCACGGGCACCGCGGATTCGGGCGCGAACACTCGCCAGATCACGTCGTGCCCGCCCTGGCGGTCGGGGAAGTCGAGCGCGTAGCTGGCGAGGTCGATCGTGCTCGCGAGGTCGAGCCCCGCGTAACACTCGCGCCCGGCCAGCTCGAGGTGAGCGGGCGCAGCGTCCCACGCGGTGAGGTCGACGGCCTTGCCGGCCTGCGGCGTCTGCTGGTTGAGCCGGTACTGGCGGAACGCTCGTTCCTCGACGGGGTTCGCGATCGCCTTCGCGCACTCGGCGCGCAGAATGCGCGGGTCGAGATAGTCGCCGAGGCCGGGATTGGCCAGCTTCCACGTCGACTCTTGCGTCCAGTCGGCGTCGCGCGGCGCGGCGTGCAAGACGACGAGCCGGGCGTGATCCAGCTCGGGGTCTTCGGCGACGCGCTCGGACCATGCCCGCTCGGCCGCTGCGAACCCGCCGGGGTTGTTGTCGGCGGTCGTGGCGAGCACGAGCAACGGCTGCGCCCGCGTCCCGAACCCGGTCCGAAGGGCGTCGTACAGCTCGCGATTCGGCTGGGTCAATAGCTCGTCAATGTAGGCGCCGTGCGGCGACGGACCGAGCGCGCCCATCGCGTCCCCGGCGGTGACCGCGAAAAACGAGGCGGTCGTCGCGTCGGTGATCCGGCGGGCGGCGTTGCCGACGTTGAGCCGCCGGGCGAGCACGGGCGAGAGCACGACCATCCGCGCGGCGACCCGATAGGCGAGCGCGGCCTGGTCCTTGTCGAGCGCGAGCCCGTAGACCTCGGCGGCTTGCTCGTCGTCGCCGACCAGCAGATACAGCATGATCCCGGCGATGATCTCGGTCTTGCCGTTCTTGCGGCCCGTCGACAGGTACAGCTCGCGATACCGGCGAACGTAGCGGCCCCAGCCGGGGTCGTACTCGACGGTGCCGAACAGCGGCGCGAGTATCTCGCGCACCTCCCATTCGGCGGGCACGAACGGGCGGCGAGCCCAGTCGCCCTTGGTGTGGACGAGCAGCTCGCGGAAAAAAGCGATCACGTGCGCGACGCGCGGGGCGCACAGGTGCTCGCCGCGACGTCTGCACACCTGCCCGTCGAAGGTCCGGCCGCAGGTGGGGAAGCGCCGCCGGTCGACGCGGCTCGTCATGACGTCATGATGCCCGACCCCCGATTTGCCCGCCAGCGCGAGCGCAGACCGGGGACAGCGCCGCCGTGCGGGGGAGCTGCTTGTGCTCGCACGTGACGAGCTGCGCGACGCTTAGCGTCCGTCTGAGCGCGTCGGCGAGCGAGCAAGCGCGCCGGTCCCCGTCGACGTCGGGGGAAGGGACCACCAAGTCTCTAGCCCGGCTGACGAGCGGAGACCGGCCCGTCTCGAAATAATAGCGGAATACCGCCCGTGATCGGGCATCACTGCCCGTGATCGCCTGTTGTACTGAGTGAGGGGCGCAGAGAGCGCCCCCGGGGCGAGAGCCCCAAGCGAAGGGACCACCGAAGATGACCACCAACGACACCACCACCACCGACACCACCGCTACCGTGATCGACATGACCGATCGCATCGTGTCGGGCGAATCGACGCTCGCCGAGGAGGTCGCGAACCTGCCCGCCGCCGACGCGCCCGCCGAGGGTGCCAAGCCGCGCAAGTCGCGCAGTCGCGCCCGCCAGGCCAAGGACGTCGCCGCCAGCCCGGTAGGCGACGCTGAGTTTCTCGCCAAGGCCGCAGCCGCCGCGACCCCGCCCGCCGAGGGCACGCCCGTCGACCAGGTTGCGACCCCGACCGAGGAAGTCGTGCCGCCGAAGCCCGCGCGCACGCCCGCCGTCCGCGTCGAGCGCGCGACGACCGAGCACGGCGCACCGCCCGCCGGTTATCTCGTGCTCAAGGCCACGCCGAGTTTCGACCAGTTCCGCAAGGCCGACGCGACCGCCGAGGGTCCCGACTGGCTGACCCGCTGCAACGCGCACGGCGAGACGACGAGCGCCGACAACCGCAAGGCCGGCCGCACGCTCGGGTCAGCCGCAGCTCGCGCGTCGTGGTGCTCGGGCTGCAAGGCCGACGCCCGCAAGGCCAAGGCCGACGCCGCCAAGGCTGAGCGCGCCGCCGCCAAGAACACGCCCGCGACCGCAGACGCGAGCGCGCCCGCAGACGCGACCGCCGACGCCGACAAGGCCGACGCTGCCGCAGACGCGAGCGCCGAGCACGACGCCGCCGCCAAGAGCGAGTAAGCGCGCAGCTCGCGCAGCCTCGACCCCGAGAGCCCCCGCCGACCGCGGGGGCTTTCGCGTCTCTGCTGTTCGACAGATTAGCCCAGGTCAGCCGCGTTTTTCGGCATAAACCCGGGTGGCGAACCCGCTGTAATAAGTAGAGGGGCAGCGACAAGCCCCGCCGAAGGGACCACCGCAATGACA